GTGCTGCAAAGTATTGTTGATCTTGTTTTTGTAATATGGGTGCTTGTTCAAAAGCAAGTCTATTTACTGTCTTATTAAATTTATTTTGAGACTCATATAATTGAATGGCTTTATTACATTCTTGTGGAAGAATATAATTATCATACACTCCAATAAAATTTGTTATGTTAACTGTTTTTTCTTTCATAATTCTAGTATGAACTTATATTGTTTATTTACATTGTTTTCAAATAAATTCAATCTTTCTTTTTGTATTTCTATAAAAGGTTGCATTGATTTAGGAAACACTTTATCAATATCTTCTTTCATAGCCTCAATAGTTTTATTAGTTAGATCTTCTATATTTAAAATTCTAAATTTATGTTTTTTACATTTATCTAAGAATGTGAAAAAAGCTTCATCTATCCAAATATCTGTAATTAATAACTTACCATTTGTTTTTAATATTTTTTTTATATTTTTATAAAAACTATCTTGATCATAAAAGAAATGCATAGAACAATTAGATATTATAAAATCAAATGAATCATCTTTTATTTTAGTATTATGAAAATTATCTACAATATAGTTACAATCTTTATAATTAGAGTTAGCATATTCAATAAATATAGGTTCTATATCACATCCTGTTACAGTAGATTCTTTGAAATATTTTTTTATGACATGAGTTCCTCGTCCCCAACCACACCCTAAATCTAAAATAGAATGTTTATTAATTTGTATGTTTTTAAATAAATTTAAATAAGTAGTTATTTGATTAGGAAAATCTTTATCATCTTCTTGTAATTTAATTTCATTATCTACAAGTCCATGATTCTGTAAAGGATACCAGTCTTTATTTTTTACATACAAATTAAAAAATTCTTTGTCTGATAAATTTGGTTTCATTTTTTAATATCTATAATTTTTATATTACCAGCTATTGTTTTTCCGTTTGAATTTGGTTTTACCCAATGTTCTAAATATGAAGGGAACATTATTATATCTCCCTTTTTTAATTTAGGAATATACTCTTTATCAAAAATTTTACTTTCATATATTTCTAATAAGTTTCTTACAGGTGAATTAAAAACAGTATACGATTTTTTAGTATCGTAATAAATTATAAAAGAAAAATCTGCAGGGTGTATATGAGTTCCTTGATAATTTTTTTCTTCATACTTGTTTATCCACAACCCATCAATTTTAAAAACAAATGTTTTACAAATAGGTTTTAACAAATAAGATAACAGGTTAGTTAATTCTGTATTTAAATAATTCATAGAATCTGTGGTTAATAAAGTTTCTGTTTTTATTGTTGTATTTAAATCAGACTCAAAAGTTTTTTCAAACTTATCTGCATGAACATTAATCTTTGTAACATCTAATGATTTAACAGCCACTGTATTAGGAAAAATATTAATTGTTTTTATTGAAGCCATGCAACTATACTATATCTAGTACCTTTCGTTATTGGTTCTATACTATGAGGATACATAAAATTACTAGGGAAGAAAACAATAGACCCTTTTTTTAATTTACATCTTTTAATCTCAAACTTTTTTTGATCGCCAAATATTAAATTACCACCTTCATATTTATTATTTAAATTTATAATAACACTTATTGATCGACTATAGTCAGTGTAGTTGTCTACATGATACTCGTACTTTCCACCTATTTCATATTTTAATAAATCTATCTGATTTATTTTATTACTTACAATAAAAGGAAACTTAATTTTATAGTAAATATATAGTCTTTCTATTTCTTTTTTAATTTTATCAAAAGGATTTTTATTAGGACCTAAAGAATATCCTAAAACATTTCTTTCATTTTTGTCTACATCGTGATGAACAGAAAGATTTTCTAATTTAAATTGTTTGTACGAGTCAATTATTTCATCACAAAAATCTGTATCTTGAGCCTGATACGATCTAATAAAATTTTCCACAAAAAGGCTTGATATCGTCAGTCAAGCCTAGGTATTACGTATGAAGTACGCACCCAATCGGTTTTTGAAGTTTAAGTTTTCGAATGAGTAGTGACCTCCGATCAAGGTTCTCTGGTTTAGCAAACCAAGAATCTTCCA